ACATAGTAAGAATTAGGTAGTTCTTAATATATTCTAAACGAAGTTTGGCCTAATGTCTCTGGTTTTGCAAGGTTAAATTGCTGTAGACAAAGATAACCAAAAGCATCAAAAGCGTGATCAACACCAAGATTTTTATTAGGTAAACCTGTATTCGGTGCATATGTAAGAGTTCTCAGTGCTTTTATCAATTCTTTACAACGAGGATGAATAAAAGTCCTCTGATCTCCATTTGCATCAAGTAGTGCAGTATTAACAGCAGTTATCTTATCTCTTATCTTCCAAGGTGATTTAGGACTCATAACAGTAAAACCAGACCTTCTTAAGATCGTATGATCTGTAACACCCACCCCACTGGTCTTTCTTGCACTACCAGTAGGATCAGGACAGGCAATAATTCTACGATCAACTCCATATCGTCTTGTAACTTCTTCAGCAAAATCCCATGTGGTAGCACCTCCTGTCAGCATAATCTCATCAAAGACATAAAGACAATTATCATGTTTATATGCACAGATTCCGGCCATAGGGTCTACGTTAAAATCTAAACCCAACAACAATGGCAGCATATGTAAATCCTGTACTTCCTTATCAATATTGTCATCACTGAAGCTGACAGCGACCAAACCAGTTAAATTCTCAAAACTAGCTTCAAATTCCTGTCTAAATGTTCTCGCATCTAATTGACCTCTCGCTGCTTCAACTTCTTCTTTTGCAACATTACCCCCTTCTATCGTAGTAAAACTCCACCTCTGCCAATCATCCCACTCCTGCTCACCACAAAAACACCACATATCATAAAACCAACTAGCAGTGCCATCAGGTGTACTAATAAACAACGCCCACCCCTGTTTATCAGCCAATGCAGGTCTAATAACCTCCGCCCATACATCACGATCCATAAACGCAGCCTCATCCAATACAACCCCTGCTAAACTTCTTCCCCTCAATGCCATAGCATTTTCAGTACCCTTTAACTCAATACTTGACCCATTTATCAAATCTAATCTCAAATCAGTCTCATTTTTACTCTGTACCCAAGTCTTAGGCACTAATCTCTTCAATTCCTTCCAAGCAATATCCTTTGCCATCCTATAAGTAGGAGCACAATAAAAATAAACCTCTCCAGGTCTGTTAATAGCACCTCTAAGTAACTCAATACAGCTTAAATAACTCTTCCCAAACCTTCTTCCAGCAACCAACACCCTAAATCTTTTTTCACTATTGAACACTTCCCCCTGTGCATATCTTAAACTGACCTGATTTAGGCTCATATAACCCTTTTTTTCATAATATTACCCATTTTCTTTCGCATTTTATACTTTTAAGGCTATTATCGAAATATTAACCCCCTCAAAGACTAAGTCCGTGGCTGAATCTTTCATTAACAATCTAAATTACGATCTTCCAGCTCCTCAACGTAAACCTCGTGTTCAAAAATACAAAGGTACTAACTCAAGAGCAGTCATAGAAGCTCGTTGTCAACGTCTATATTCAAAACAGCTTGAAGGTAAAACAACTCGTCAACTCGTCATAGAGCATTCTCAAAAAGAAGGTATATCTCTAGTAACAGGTTGGGCTGATTGGAAAAAAGTTAAAGAATGGAATGATGAAGATTGGCTTAAAGAAAGAGATAAAATGATTCCTAGACTTCAAGCAATGCGTATGCGTCTATTTAATAAAGCTATATCTAAAGGTCAACTTCAAACAGCTGCACAAATATTAGATAGCCTAGGCAAAGTTGTAGGTGAATCCGTAGAAACAGTTAACATTCAAGCTCCAGAATTGGCAATTCGCATAGAACCAAAAAATTAAACGAAATATATTTAAGTTTCCCCCGTATGCCCAGGTCAACAAAAAATTTTATACTCCACCCCTATAAAAATAAATAAAATATTTCCTTAATATCCATAGCCATAACTGACATATTGTGATATCATTAATACTAAGGATATAAATATTTACTAGTATTTAAAATCCTCTCAGACAAGCCATTTATCTATAGTTGATAAAACTAGGCAAGTCAAACAAAAGCCTCTCACAGAGGCAATAAAACTAAACACACTAAAATTATTTAATTGTCATGAACCAAGACTTTTTAAAATGGCTTTCACAAATGCCAAACGGTTACAAGTTAGTAGGGCATAAAGATGCCTTCTACAATGGACAATCACAAGTTAAATTATTTATTGCTAAGGAGAAGTAATTATGATTAAGCATTTATTTTTATATGTGAGTATCGGATCAATTTTTTATTTGGGAATGTCTGACAGTTTGCTCAAGTCTCAAAAAATCCATTGTAGAAATGGAGTTGAAATGGCTTGCAATTATCTTAAGGTTAAAAACTAATGAAGTATTTAAACTCTCAAGAATACAATACGATTCTTCTTGCTATACATCAGTATAGTGGTTTTGTTGCTCATGGTGGCAAAGGTAAAAGCCAAGAAGAATTTTATAAAATTTTATTTGATAAGTTATTTACAATTACTGAAGATGACTTATTAAAAAAAGAATCAATCAATCATCCAATAAGTAAGTCTTAATTGACTTACTTTTTTTTATACAAAATTATTTAATTAAACAAATGAAAATGTTAACTTTTGAAGAATGGAAAAGTCATTATTATGATGTTCCATTTATAAAAGAAAATTATGATTTATTGGAATCAATGGAAGTTCCAATTGATTGTATTTTACCTAGTCAAGATATATCAAAAGCTAAATGTATAAGAGTTTTTACGTTTGGTAGTTGGTATGAAATTTTAGAGAATGGAGATCATTATTTTTTTCATCCTTACTTAGGAGATAAAGAATATGATTATATAGGCAAAGATGAAAAAGAGATTGAAAAAAATTTAAAAGATTTATATGGATATGTAATTTCTAAAAACGTAACTAAAAACTTACTTAATTAAAACAATGAAAACTAAAAACACTTATATATCTTTTCAAGAATGGAGAAAACATTTTTTTGAAGTTGAGAATAAAAAAGAGAATAGAGATATATTATTAGAATATGGTGTAATTTATGACTTGGGAGATAACTTACATGATGAAACTATAAGAATAAGAATATATAAAAAGGGCGGACATTTAGAAATTTTAGAGAATGGATTATTTAGTGTTGGATTAGATAGAACAACATATCAAGATGAGAAATTAGAACCAATAGAAAAAGAATTATATAATTGGTGTAATGGAGAATTATTTAATTTATATAATGGATGGGCTAGTAATACAAATAATATTGCAAATAGAATAATGCAAGAATGTGAAAAAGATACAGATTATTTATTTGAAATAGTTCATGAATATCTTCAATTATTAGAAGATAGTGAACTTGGATTAAAAGGAATAAAAGAAACTTTAGAAGAAAGAGAAGAATATAAAAACAATAGTGGATGTGAATTAGAAGATGTAACGGATGAATTCTATAATGAAAAAGGAGAATTAAAACAATGAAATTCAATAAAAAATTAACTAATAAAAGTGAAGCTAAACAGTTTATTAAAGATCTAGTTTCAAATGATTTACATTTTCATTTTGATACTTCAGTTAAAGAAATCTTTAAAGGTAGATTAACTAATCTTGAAATAGAAGATTTACAAAATAGAATAGATGAAATTTTTGAAATATTAGATAATCCTTTTAAATATTTAGTTTGGTTTTGTAGGCTTCAAGGAAAATAAAAATAGTAGCTTAAAGGGATATTAGTAATATCCTTTTATGAAACTATTTTATTAGTTTCAACTTTCCTGGAAACCTTAAAGGCGTTAAAGGCCGTTAGGGTTAAAGGCCGTAAACAATTATTTAATTAAAACAATGGACAAAGAAATTATTGATTGGTTAATTTATGTCACTAATCTAAGAATACAAACTTTAGAGGATGATGGCGAACCAGATTTAATAAAAGATGAGTTAAAAATGGCTAACTATGTTTTATACAAGTTAGGCAAGTTAGAAGATATAGGAGATATTTAAAAATGAATTATGAAATATTATCTTTGAATTTAAATTATAAATACAATATGGGATCTCCATATATAAAATATAATTTCAAAGAAAAATTAAAACTAGTAAATGAAATTAAATCTATTATTTGGATAGCTAAAGATGTAAAAGATTTAATAAACCAAATAGAAGAATATAAAGGATATGAAGTTATAAATATAAAATATAAAAGTAATTGATATTAATATATATCAAATACATGTTAAAATAATAATAGAAGTGTAAAAACTTCTATTTTAAATTCAAACTTATTTAATTAAAAAAAATGAAAAAATGTTTAAGTAGTCATATTAATGACTTAACAACAAGTACACCATACAAAACAAAACAAATTTTAAGTTTTTTAGAAGAAATTAGTTGTACTGAAAAAAAGATTGAAATTATAAATAATGTTTTAAAGGAGTTAAAAAAATGATTTTAAAAATGAGTAAAGGTAATGCAAAGTTATCAAAAGATACTTTGATATTATCTATATCAGCGGGTACAACCTGTCCAGGAAGTAACAATTGTAAGGCGTGGGTTACTTTGAAAGATGATAAGAGAGTATTAAACCGAGGAAATGAAAGTTTATTTACTTGCTTTGCAGCAAGTGAAGAATTACGTTATCCTAACGTTTTTAAATCAAGGAAATATAACTATGATTTAATTAATAGTTATGTAATTAAAAAAGATTTAAAAGGATTAACTGATTTAATTAATCAATCTATTCAAGCCAATAGAAAGAATATTACTAAAGTCAGGATACATGAGAGCGGAGATTTTTTTAATATTATCTATCTTAAGGCCTGGTTAAATGTAGCTAAGTTAAATAAAGATCTTAAATTTTATTGTTATAGTAAATCACTTGACTTTTTTTTAAAAGTATTACTTCCAAATAATTTCTATATGGTAGCCAGTTATGGATCAAGATTTGATTACTTGATAGATCAAGGATATTTTACAAAATATTCTAAAGTTGTATTTAGTGAAGATGAAGCTTTAAAACTAGGTTTAAAGATAGATAAAGATGATTCTTTATGTTTTGGAAATAAAGCTTTCGCTCTTTTATTGCACGGGATGCAAGAAAAAAATACGGCAAGTGCAGAGGCTTTAAAACTTATCAAACGTAATAAAAAACTAGTTAGTGTTTAGATCTTAAGTAATTAATTAAAAGTAAGTTAACCAGGATATCTAAGTTTTTATCATTTGATTTAAACTTATTTAACCTGGTTAAGTGCTTTTTAAGCTCATCATTAGTGGTGATGTTGTGATTATGACAGAATTGTTTGATGTAGCTCATATTAGGGCGAATTAGGGCGAAAATTTGATTAGTAAACTAATCTTATGATATCATACATACATAACCTTATATCATTTTAATTATGAATGAAAACAATTTACGTTTAACTAACGTACAACAGAGAGCAGTTAAGGCATTAGCGAAAGCAGATGCTAGACCAGCTAAACAAATGCTATCAATGATTCTTAAAGAGGGTTTATATTGGATATTTAATGAATTTCATGAAAATAGTTCACCTCATTTAGGATGGCCTAATGATTGGAAAGAAATTTCTGAAGAATTAGCTAAAGAGCATAAAAAATTCTTAGAGGTTAAATAATGGTAAGACAGAATCCTTATAAAGAAAGTTGCATTGAAAGAATGAAAGAATTAATTAGGCAAAAATATAATAAAATTGCCGTAATTAAACAAATTAAACAAGAGTTTAAATACGTTCATCAAAGCACTTTTTATCCTTGGTTTGATATTGCCATAGATCAGGAAGATATTAAAACTTGGGAAGAAGATAATCGTATTGAAGTGCATGATTTTAGACAAGATAAAATAGATTTAAAAAAACAAATTTATGAAGATCAAAAAAAACTTTATAACACTTCAACAGATTATGAAGAGAAAGAGAAAGCAATGAATATATTATTATCTCACTTTTTAAAAAGAGTTGACTAACTTAAACACGAAAATTCGCTAACGAAAATGATTGACAATCCACTAGAACAGCAAACTTTACAGACTCTTGACGGTCTTTATATCAATGAAAAGTTTGAAGAGCATTGTTCTGATGCTGCTAAAGAATTAGCTAAAGAATATAATCTCAATCCAGATTATTATGAACCTTTTATAGAGTTCTATATTGAAGAATGTAGGGAATCAGATAGAGGTTATTTTTTTGGTAGTCAAAAATATATTATCGATCTTTGGTGGGATCATAATAAAGATCTATATGAAACTAAAACACCTTATATGGAGATTAAAAATGACTAATTTAGAAGAAATCTACGAAACACTAAAAGATTTTGCAGAGAAAGAAGAAAATCTTCAATGCAAGTGGCCTTGTGATTCTGATTACAATGTTCCAACTTGGGATAAAATTTATGATGCTTTAGATATTCTTGATTCAATTATTAATTACGAACCTAGTGATGCTGAATTAGAAGCATACAATAATTTTTACTCTGAACCACTTCATGTAAGAAATCAAAGAATGTTAGAAATGAAAAGTGAGTCTCATGGAAGGAGGTTTGTATGATTGAAAAAGAAGTTTTAACTATCTTTGAGAAGATTACATATCTTCCAGAATATCAAAAAAAACAATTATGTATTATGCTTTTAGGTTCAATGCTTACTCCTAAAGCTTGTAAATCAATGAGTGATATTCTCACTGTTTTATCTGAAGATATGAATCAAGATTGGTTAGATAATAATTATCCAGATCAATTAAATTAATCATTATCTTCTAAATATTTATCTACAGCAGTTCTAACTTGCCAAGAGACAGGTAATCCAGTTTTTTCCTTTCTCTCTCTAAGTTTATCTGCTGTTTTTTCA